CGAGCGTTCCGAGGACTTTACCCATCTTGGCGTCGAAATCTGTAATTTTTGCAGATACGATCGTCTCTAGTCTTTCTTGATGCATATGGCGTCCTCCTTCTTCTTAAATTGGGCGTTGTGCGCGGCTACATACAACGAAAAACGAGCTTTATCGATTTCCCATTTCGGGGTGTCGCTCGTCTTTTCTGTTTTATCGGGCTCAACAGCGAACAACTCAGGGAATTCATTCTGCAGATTCGGCATTTTCATGGGATCCGAAAATGCAAACGCATTCCACTGTGCTGCTTTATGTAAAAACGACAGCTGGAGTTTCGCCTTTTCTTTCTCGCGATATGCGTTTGCTTCCATCTCGTCGTAGATTTCTTTTAAGGATAAAATCCAGAAGCGGTCCGGCGTAATGCCGGACCGCAAAGCATCTGGATATAGTTCTTCGATTAAGTCTGAGGCGGAGTCGAACTCTTTTTGGTTTTCCGAGGCTTCTTCCGAAGTTCCGTCAGTTCCTCCTCGGCTTCGTCGAGTGCCTCGATCTCCGCTTTCGTAAAAAAACCGGACACCTTCAGAATCGCCATCACGATCTTCTCACGATCTGAAATCGTGAATGGCTCACAAACATATTCTTTCATCGAACTGGGGTCAGTATATTTACAACCCTCGTTTTCCATTGTATCGATGATGTCATAAACATCGTCGAGCGAGGTTCCGTGGTTGTACTGCTGCAAAGCAGCCCATAAGATGACTACAAACACCTGCGTCTCATCCAGACGAAGGATCGCCTTCAAAATACTCTGTCCGAGCTTCTTTTCTGCCTCGACCTTCATCTTCGACATCATTTTCAGCTCATATTCGTTGCCTCCGACGGTTAAAGTAAACGAGTTCATACTCTCCTCCTTTGATCAATTACGTGGATGACGCGAACGGTGTGATCGCGCTTGAAATAAAGAACTGCGAAGAAAATTCGATCGGGGCATTACCGCCATCGAACCCTTCATCCTTGATCCGCTGCGTGGCGTCAAAACCCCACCCGGATCCGTCCGGATATAAAATCCGGTAACTCTTGGACGCTGTCCCGATCGTGGTGTTCAGGATGTAAAAGTTCGTTCCTTCTGCTTGTCCGGAATATCCGAATTTGAAAAGCGCATCTCCAACATCCGCCTGACCGGCACCGTAGGTCTTATCTCCGGTTACGACCGAAGTATCCACCTTTTCGATATCCCCGGTTAAGCCCGGGAATGACTTCACGTCCGGAATCTCGGTCCACACAGGACTGACATCTGTTCCGGAGTTGTACTGTAGCTTGGTATCTTTTGAAACAAGTTTAATTGCCATTTATTTTTCCTCCTATACTATTTGATAATCGTCTCTGATCTTAGCCCGATACACGAGTACCGAACGAAAGGCCATGATCTCAGCGACCAATCTTTCTTCAAAATGTCCGCCTGCCGCTGTTCTGATAAAATACGGACCGAAAGCCGCGTCAACGGCCTGGTCATAAGCCGAGCGCAATTCCGGAGTGGCTGCCCAGGTTTGGATCTCGATTTCAACTTCGGAGATCCATTCTCGACGAGAGGAAGTTCGCTCGGAATTCGCATTACTTCGAACCTTCCATGATCCAATGCCGTTCGCGGATGTTAACCCGGCGAAGCTCTGAGGAAAACCAGGACTCCACGTAATCGCGGCGGAGACAGCTTGAATCAGCTCATAAATTTCCGGTTCGATATCAAGCATGGTTTTCTCCTCCTACGATATTCTTGCCGAGCTTCTCCAGCATTGCCGGCAACTCCTTTTCCACTTCCTTGATCGCCGGATACATAAACGGCTGTGCAGGCATCCCCGCCCAGTCCTCTCTGTAGTTCACCGGCTCCGGGTCTTTGGCCATACCGTTCGCTACTTCTCCGGATAGTCCGCGCTGGCCGGTTCCGTACTCAACATAGACCGCGTGGTCGTTGTTCGTTCCGTACCCGCCAACAATCTCGCCGTCCTCGATGCGAACTGGATCCAGCAATATACTCTCTCGAAGCTCTCCGGAATCCACCGCGGCAAAGTTTTGTGCCAAGGTCTGACCCATCTTAGATACTTCGTTCACGAAAGCGGTTGCCTCCGTCGGCGCTCTGGCCTGCATCGCTTGGATCCGTTTCCGAAACCCGGACGACTGAATCTCAATACCCATGATTACACCTTCTGTCCGTACAAAAGCCAGTAGCTGTCCGTATCAATTCGCTGGACTACCCGATAGGTTTCCGACCCGTACTTAATGAAATCTCCGTTCGGAATAGGCAGCGCATCCGACGAGGTGATCCGAATATCCTTATTGACCGTCAGGCCCCATTCTTGCGCTTCAATCGCGTCTTTGATGACCTGAAGGTTAACCGAGTAACTTCCGGAGGAGGCTACAGCCGGTGCGACTGTTACACCGCCAAGAGATCCCGTGGTCGACACTGCTGTGTGATGGTAGATTGTCTTATCCTGGAAAGCAGCCTTCTGCGCGTTTCGGAAGCTCTCCGAAATCTCCATATCACCACCCCACCTTCCGGAACCGTTCCAGCTGCATTTCATAGTTCTTTAGCGACTGTGAAAGCGCCAAAAGAACCTTATCGAAACTGCTGTCCCGGTAGCTGACCGTCTGGTCCTTGTCCGTAACGGAGGAAACGGTCTGTTCCTGGTCTCCGTTTGCGGATTGAAGAAGCCGATAGGTATCCGCGGTCATTTCGATCAGAACCGGTTGAAACTCGTCCGGCATTTCCGTCTGGTTCATACTGTTCATCGCCTTGGTTCCGGTAAGCTTCAGCATGAAGTTCAAGATATTATCCTCGTCCTCCGTGGTAATCCCCAGCAGTTTCTTCAAATCTGTGAGATCCGCAGCAGTCGGTACGTACGCCATGGTTACTTGTCCTCCTTATCCGACTTCTTACCCGTTGGCTTCTGAATCGGCTTCTGATCTTCCGGCTCAATAACCGGTTTCATTTTTCGTTCCGGCTTCGGTGCCGGCGGACTGAAAATCGCCCAGGGCATCCCATCATCTCCTTTCGAAAGGGATGGAAGAAGAGCGACTACTCGTCGCTCTTCTCATCCTCTTCTTCCTTTTCTTGAGCCGGAGGTACCTTGTTCGGTGCCGCTTTTGCGGGCGGCTTCTTTTCCGCAGGTTTCTTCTCCGAAGAGTCCTCGACCGTGTAGCCGTGGTCAAGAAACCACTGGATCCGCCAAGGATCACTGGTCTCTCCAACTCCATCTCGGAATTGAACTCCGGCAGACTCTCCGTTATACCCCGATACCTTTGAAATAATCTTCACACTTCCAGGGTCTTTTGCTTTCGCCTTAGCCATTATTTGAACCTCCTTCTTACTCGCCTACAACAACTTCGACGGTTGCCGTAACCGCAGCGGCATTAGCGTATGGCGCCGGGATTGCACCCAGAGTAGCGGTAAACGTATAGCTTCCCGCTGTCGTGTTGTCGTACGTATCCGTGTCCGCCCACGCCGTGACCGGCACATCAGCGACCATCCCGTTTTCAAGAGTAGCTTTTACTCTCGCCGGAAGTACAGCCTGTACAGCTGCAGCATCTGCGTACGTAGGCGCCGCTACCGTTCCCGCATCCACGTCTTCGAGTTCATCGAATGCGGTGATCTCGTACTTGGCGATCGTGATCAGCGCCGTTTCGATCGCGGAAACAAGCTCTTGTTTGGTCTTATCCGTCGCGTCGACACCGCAATAGGCCGCAAACCGTACGAGCTGATCAAACGTAAGCTCATCCCAAGGAGAGAGTGTATCGGATCCCTGGACGGCGGTATAACCATTTGCCGTAAGCCAATCGATCATAACCTCATCGCTTAATGGTACGGCGGCAGCGCCGTTGACAAAATCGACGGTTGCTCCGTCGTAGTTGTGATAGGGATTGTCAGAATAAAATCGTGCCATGTGAATCTCCTTTCTTTAAGAAATCAGGAGTCTCCGGAAAGCACCTGCGGCGCGGGTAGCCTTAAGAGCCATACACGCGACCATCTCAACCTCACCCTTCTTAACAGCTCCCGCCGTTTTGAATTCCGGAGGATACGCGCTGACCAGCTTGGCTCCGGAAGGTGTAACACCATGGACCCCGTCCAGACCAAAGCGGACCGCATAAATGCTGGTCTTGTTCGCGGTAATCGGGATGATGGGGTTCGACGTTCCGGGTTTATCGCCCACTTCAATGAACGGAATGCCGGAATAAGCAATGGTCTTACGACCGAACTCGTCTGTCGGTGCAGTGAAGCTGTTGGATCGGCGAGCAATACCCTGCATGATCGCAAACATCCTCTTGTTCATGACGAGGGCGTCCGGGGATCCGTCAAGAGTGGAGAGCCACAAATCAAGCGCATCCATAAACGTCTTGAAATTGGAATCGATGTCCGCCGAGCTGTTCAGATCGATATCCGCGCCCGTATTGGCTTCCGTGCTGGACCCGGTAACCGCCTTGTCCAGGCCGTCAAACGCATTCGCGTCGACGCCAGAGTCACCGTTGATAAACAGATCCGCAAACAAAGCTTTCGTAGCCTTGATTTTCTGATCCATCTGAAAAGAGACCTGATTGGTGATACCCTTCACGTGGTTCGCGATGACACGATCCACCTCAAACGATCCGCCAAAAACCTTAAGGTTCGCGGTAATCTGAGTCGTGACTGCGTGCTGAGGCGTATACTCAGCATTGATCGCACGAGTATCCGCGGTGGGAAGCGTCGTGACGCGATTGTAGACATAGGCAAGGGTAGACCCTCCGCCCATAGCCACATCATCGTCAAAAATGAGCTTTTCGAGAATGGGATCCTTACGGAATTCGTCGATAACGAACCGCGTAAGCTTATCCTGGGTAAGCTTTTTTGCATCTGCAAGTGTAATTGCCATAATTCATTTCCTCCTTAGTCTTTTTGGTAGTACGCTGCAATAGCGTCAGTCATGGTTTTCGGTTCTTGAGTTCCTGTGTCTCCGGAGCTACCAGTGAAGTCGTTACCCTCATCACTCGTTTCTTCGATTTCGAAGAGATACGGCTTTTCCTTCGTAAGCGTCTCGATGTTCAAGCCCTCAACGGATCCATCTTCCTTCAACTTCAGCGCATCACGCTTAATGTGCGCCTTAACACTTACCGGATCCCGTGCTTTCGCCTTGCTCAGTGCCATGTCAATCGCAGCATCGAGCTTTGCGTCCTCAAGTTGCTTGTTGAGCGCTTCCGTCTCGGACTTGTACTGAGTCTGAAGATCCGCGAGTTTCTTCTCAAGCTCGGAACCTTTTCCTGCTTCACCCTGCAACTTGGAAAGATCCGCGGCGCGTTCCTCCAGCTGCTTTTTAAGTTCAGCGGCGGCGTCGGTTTCTTCCTTGAGTCGGGAGCGAGGGACATAGTCCTTCTGATCTTCGACGATCTTGTTCGCCTGCTCTTCGGTAAGTCCAAGGGCAATAAGGTCTTCTTTCTTCAACATGGTAGATCTCCTTTCATCTCGCATTCTCCTTTTTTCCGCGGCCAAGCCCCGCGCCGTGCGATCGGTTTGTTGCCGCTGCCCGAACAGCGTGTTTCGTGCATATAAAAAGCGCCCCGAAGGACGCTTAATACCAATAAAAAAGCAACCCGGTTAAGGATTGCTACTGTATCTCCACCTCAGATGCAACGGTGTTTACTTCGACTGATGAGTCACTGAAGCGATATCATCTCCCTTGACGTCTATCGTCTCCCAATCAGCAGGTGAAGTTCCGACATCTACTATGAGAGTATCTTGATCGAAAACCTCAACAGCACAACCTTCACGCCCATCTTTTAATAGAACGTGGTCATATTGCCTGACGTCTTCCATTTACTTCACCTCCTTCACTATCGCAGTGGTCATTTTTGTCTCAGTGCCCAGAACGTTCCATCCGACCACGACATTTGCTGGCTTGTTTTTTATCCCGTAAATAATTATGTTCTGCTCAAACCTTGTGCCATATTGATCGGATAATCCCGCGCGCGCCGGGTACTGAGTTGCCCTTGTAAGGATTTGACTTTGCAAATCCTGCCAGTTACTCGCATTATAGCCCAATCTCGAATCAAATGCCACTCCTTTGGGCCAGCCGTCAGCGCTATTCGAGTTAAAAATATACCCCGTGAATTTCTCGCTTACAGCCGTCGCCTGAGTCGCATTGGGCAACGCAGACTCAGGATTTTGCAAGAGAAAATTTCTTCTCTCGTAGTCAATCTTAGTGTATCTCCAACGCTCTGGATCTCGATACTTCAAATCCTGAAATTTTTTAAAACTAGAAGGTAAGTCTCGATCAAGGGTTGCTCTATACTTCTCGTACTGCTTCAGGTCTGAAGCCTTATTCGCCGCCATCTTTCTGCTTAGCGTCATTTGATTCTGCTGTTCCGGACTTAAGCTCTTGACCCACTGGGGGTACGTCATTGAGTAAGGAACCTGGTACGCCTTCCCGGTTGCCGGATCCCGAGCAGTCCTTGTCAGTCTCGCCTCGAGCTCAGGATCCAGTCGTGCAGTCGTAACCGACCGGCAAAACGCATGAAGCGGCGGATAGTTCTTCCCGATCTTCATATTCTCGTAGGTGTATTCCTTCTTCGTGTCTGGATCGATATTTCCGTCGTGAGCCCTACAAACCTCCGAGGTTCGGCTGTCTAGGGTTGCCAGATAGCGGTATTTCTCCGCCCCGATACTCTGATACGCCTTCGCGTTGATCGCGTTGTAGACATAGTTTGTCTCCGTGCGAAGTAACCGCTCCGAGGCGAACTTTGCTCCGGCATTTTTAGTATCTACAAACCCCTCAATATCCGACATACACCGACGCCAGGAACGCCCTGTTAATACATTCTGTCGCACTATCTCCTGGAGTTTGGCCGATACAATATCCGTATTCTGCCAAACGCGCTTCGAGAAGTGCTTCCCGGACCACTGTTCATCCATGACGGATCGAACGGTCTCCTCGTTTAGGCCAGAAAAACTAAAATTAACGCCTAACCCGCGCTGGGTGTCAAACATAGTCCGACAGTACGCCAGATCAGCGGTATCAATCAGACTCTGCTCCAGGATCCCTGTTTCAAGCGGAGCGATTTGCTTGATGGTTGTATCGATCGACGCTTCAATCGCTTGGAGCCTCGATATTCGGGCCCGGTACGCCGGAGCGTTCAGCCGATTCAGTATCTGACGACGGATCTGATCATCTGTGATTGTAGACAGTCGCTTCCGGAGCTCGTCAAGAATATTTTGTGACTCCCGGGTCGATAGTAGCTCACGGGCTTCTTTCGCACCGAGTCCCGAGTCCCTGATATATTTCTGCAAGATCCGTTCGATATCCGAATAAATCAGCTTCTTCGCCTCGGAGTACAGCTTCGATATCTGGTCAAAGTACTCCGAGCTGTGGCGTTCGATGAGAGTTAAGCGCTCGAGTGCCCTCTGCTCCCAGTACTTATCTGATCTCGCCATCGCTTACTCTTCTTTCCCGGGCTCATCCGCGTCCTCTTCCCTATCCAGCGTTCCGAATACCTTTTTCTGCTCTTTAGCTTGCTTCTCTCGCTGTTCCATCAAGTCCTTATATGCCTGATCCGCATCGTGTACCAGCGGATGGGCGGCGAGAAGGATCCGATCGGGAACGAAATTAATCGATTCGTTAATCATGTCGACCAGTTCCTTATCGTTCGTGATTCGAGATTTGTTGAACGTCACATGAACCTTCTCCGAATCATAATCCTTTCCTTCCTTACGGTTAAGCTCAAGGGTAAGAAAAGCCAAATGCTCCTTAAGTGCGTTTTCGGCTTCAATGATCATGTTGTCGGCCTTCAGGTCCAGAAGCGTATATTGAAACTCCAACGAAATACCACTCGGCGCGTTTCCCAGCTGATCGTTCGTAACATCAACTGCCTGGCCGAACACATGAATCGCTTTCCACAGCTCCTTTAACCAGTCAATGCGGCCGGCCATCTGAAGGTCCAACTGCTTCATGTCGACGTGGCCACCCTGGCTATTGACGGATACGGCCCGATTGATTTCCAATTTCTTCACGATCGCAGAAGCCGTATCTCCCCCGAAGCCTTGAATCACAGCATAAAACTCATTGAAGTCCATCAGGTTGTTCGTGCCCTTACTTGCTACCAGGTCATACGCATCAATCAAATCCTTAACCGGCTCTAGGTCGGTCAGCTTATTATTATTATTAGCAAGCTCGATGAAAGGGATACGCTCCCAGGTCTTGGGAACCCTCTTCTTAACCACTGGTGTTACTCCGTCTTTCTTGGTCGTAAGGGTAACTTCCCAGAAATGCGGCGCCGGATTTACGCTATAATCCGGATCTAGCGTGAACTCCCCTTCGTCTCCAACATAAAACGTCACCTGCTTATCGGTCCACCATTGCGCTTTTGTGACTATTTTTTCGTTTGTTCCTTCACGAACAACGAGGTCGAAATAGTAAATCCCCTCTCGAAGTTCCTGGTCAAAAACCGTATCGTAAATCGGGATGAAGCAATCCCGACCGATGATTATCTGGCGCAACGCTCCGCGGCTATCCTTATACTCGTGGAGCCATGCGGCGCCGTGAAGCGATGCCTTCCGGATCCACTGCAAAAGGTTTTTTCGGAACTTTGCGTCTGTGCTGCCTGACAATTCGTTCTGGTACTGATAGTCCAGATTTCCTTTTCCATCTTCAGTCGTTTCAGCATCATCTACGGATATCGTCGGTTCTTTCGAACAGATGTACCCAATTTTCTGTTCCACTTGGCTAAAGAGAAACTTATGCTGCATCTTCATGTTACTGCGGTTCTTATTGACGAAATCAACCTCCTGATCGTTTTCGTCAAGAATGGTCGCCGTCTGAAAATCCTTATCCTTGATATCTTGGTCACCATGGTGATATCGATCCGCAATCAGAGCCTTTTTCCGCTCCGGAGACTCCCGGTGCCCTTCAATGAGCTCCGCGAGGATTTCTTCGTTCGTCATCGGCGCCGCGGATTGGATCCGCCAGTTGATCAGGTCCATTTCCGTAATCTGCATGTTATCTCACCTTCGTTTCCACCATGATGTGCTCAAGGGCATATCGGAGTCCGTCGATCCAATGGTTATCGCGGTCGACCGGCTCGGGCAATACCTTTCCGTTCTTATCTTCTCGGTACTTATATTTCCTGAACTCCTGGATAATCTCGACGCATCGAGGATCAACCAAAATGGTCTGCTTCTGTAGCCACTTGACACCAAACAATACGGATCCCGGGCCTTTTACTGCCGGCGTAGCGTTGATGCCAAAGTTATTCAGCTCCTGGATGCTCTTCGACTCGGTGTCACAAGTCAGTACTTCTTTCCCGATGATGGGCTTTAAGCGTTCCGCAATCATGTCGTTTGTCATGTTCTGCCCGCCGTCGGTCATGAATAAACGGACCTCCTTCTTGGCTCGGTCATAACTACAGCGCACATAAGCCACCGGATCCGGGAAGAACCCGAAGTCCAACCCGTTATAGAACTGGTTAACCCGCTTGCGGTATTCTGCCTGATCTTCGATCCTCCAGTTCGTAAAGATCAGGTTACCGAGGATCCCCCACTTGCCCAGCGTGTAAACGTCGTAGTAATACTTGTCCGTTTCATCCTCGAGCTTCCGAATATCGTCCTCGGTCAGCCAGCGGTTGTGCTTATAAATCGTCCGCCGGATCAGCAGCTTGTTGTCCGCGTAACTGTCCTTGCTGTCATCCCACTTGCCTTCAAAGAACTCCGTGTAGATCCAGTGATCCTGAAGGATCGGGTTGAAGAGCAAGGTCATTCGCTTGATCAGCGTAGCGTCCCCAGTATCTCCTCTGAGACGCTTCACCAGGCTCTTATAGTCGTTGTATTCCGTTTCAGTTGCTTCCTCGATCAGGATGTCTGTGATAACGCCAACCTGAGGTGTGATGGACTTAACCTTCTCGACATCATCTAGGCCGCAGAATAGAATCTGACAACCGGACGCTTTGTGCGTGATCACCATATCAGACTTATTTCGGCTAAACTCTCCTTCGAGATCCATTCGGCTGATACACTTCCAGATCTCGTTGAATGCGGAGCTTCGAAGCGTCCTGGCCGTTTTCCGGACGATCAGGTAGTTCCGCTTTCCGGTCATGATGTCGCGAACCGTTCGCTGACCGAGAATCGCAAAGGACTTACCGGACGAGGATCCTCCAAAGAAGATCTGTGTCGGCTGATTAGCAGTTAAGTGCTCCGCATAGGCGTCGTTCATCAGTCCCCGCCAGACGGCGTCCGGAATGATGATGGAGCCGGACATAATCGAGGATTCCGCGGTTACCTTTGCGGTGTTTGCCTTAATCTGCTCGATCCTTGCCCGCTGTTCTTCTTCGTCCAGAGCATACCGGCTCATTTCTTCGTACTGCTTAATCATGCCGTTCAGGGCACCTTGTGCCCGTGCCTGGGCGGCCATAAACGTTGCCTGCTTATCCCAAGCCATCTGAACGAGGTATCCGTGCTGTTCAGTCATTGATTCGCGCTGAACTTTGCCGGAGCTGCTACTAGAGGTGCTTACCATCGAGAAGTTTTCTTCCTTGGTCGTGTCTTCCCGAGATTCGACATACATGACATTTTGAGCCCGAAGGATCGCAGCGTATGCAAATTGGATCTGTTCGAACAGAATGTCCGCGGTACTGCGGCTTTCCATTTGTTCAACAATATCCCGGGTTTCGTCTGGAAGGTACCGGGCAAACAGGCCATGCTTTAGCGCATCTTTATTTTTAGGCTGAAAGGGCGGCCGCCCGTTTGGTTTTTGAGGCTTTTTCTTTTTAACCGCGCGCGGGGGTTTTTCCTCTGCAACGTTCTTGCGTTGCAACGGTGCAACGTTCCACCTTTCTCTACACTTCCACCCGCGAACCGTTCCCGGAGGAACTCCCAATATATTGGCAATCTCGACGAGTGTAAGCCCTTGGTCCTCATAAAGCTCCCTGGCCTTCTCCCGGTTCGTCATCACCTCACCTTCCTTTTCAGGCAATAAAAAAACACCCGGTTGAGGGTGCTTAGCTGAACTTGCATTTATAAATTCCGTTTTTCACTCTAAAAGTAACTAGGTCACAAAAGAACGAAATGATTCTATGGTGTTTGCTACTGTTTCGACAAGATTGTTTAGCGTGTTAATAACGGGCTGACCTTCAAATGGTTGTTCCTTATCAAAGAATAGCATAAACTCTGGTTCCCCCGGAACTGTAATGCTCATTTTTGCTGAAGTTTTAATCATGTTAATGAACCCATTTCTTTCAACTCTTGCGCTACAGTTGCACATTCTGTTATTGTTTTCATCTATTGCACAGAAACCGTTCAACCTAGTAACCGCCAGAACAGGAAGCACCAAACGGTGTTTATCTGTAACGTCGAGCTGATGAAGCGCCCAAATGTTATAATTTCCATCCTTGTAAGGTTTTATTTCGTTTAAAAAGAAATCGGCAAGCTTAGGGGCTACCTTCTTTATTTCGCTTCCATCTAGATTTTTCTTAAGTTTTTCCTCTGTATCACTCACAGGAAAGAATATCCTGTCGGGTTTGCCTCCTGCTTGAGAAGCGATGGCAAACACCAATTGATCAAGCGCGCTCCGAAGATTATGAACTGTATCTCCAATTAGTAATGCAAACTCATCCGGAATGGGTTTTGTAACAGCGAATATAAGTCGGTATCTTCCGGTTTCTATATCTTTCTCTACACGAAAAGTATAGAAATCCGCTTCTTCAAACTCTTGTGCCAGCTTAATGAGTTCTTCTATGAGCTGGAGCGCCCTCTTCTTTTTTAAACTAGCTCCCTGAAAGATGTCATCTATCATGCACTTCGC